TGATAGATGATGTTTGATGAGCTAGAACCGATTGGAGGACCAAAAACGGACTGATTGATCCAAGCAGTCCTGTCCAGGGTTCCAAAGTCCCAACCCCGCGTGTTGATGTTATACTTTACGTAGTTGGTGTTTTCTCCACCATTGACGGTTGGATAATACCAAGTAACTTCGCCAAACTGAGAGTTTGCGGCGATCCTGATTTTCTTGATAGTGTCGCTATTTAGGTTGTTGATTGTCTGAAAGACAACATCCCAGATAGGGCAATAGATGGGCATAACGCCTTCGCCAGACAGCATGAAAAACTGCGTCTGGCTCATCCAATATACAATGCCGTTCATGGATGCGGCAGCCTTCGGTGCAATCAGACCACACCCTGTTCCAATCTCATTGAAGCTGTAGATGAACGGCTGACCGACATACTGCATCGCCCACACGGCAAGGTCAGTCCAAAGCAGGCCCTGCTGGGGGCCTTGGATGCCGCCGACAATCAGGGAGCCGCGAGGGATGCGGTAGGAGCCAGCCTGATTGGTGGACTGAGCGATCCACACAGACAGGTTGCCTACGTCGCACCAGCGCACCAGCATCGGGTCTTGGATGCCGTTGAAGGTCGACCCCCAGGCAATGATCTGCTGCTCTGGCATGGCCACGAAGGCGCCAGAGTTGGCCGCCGGAGCTTGAGGAATGACAGTGGCGATAGGCGATGAGACCGTAGGATTCCAAATGTAGATCGGGCCACCGTAGGGGCACGAGACAAGAATGCTGCCCCAATTGTCGAGCGTCCAATCGGTTGCAGTGATGGGTGTGCCAACGGCAGCAACCGGCGGGACACCCGTTCCCCAGCCGCCATCACCCCATCCACCAGCACCCCAGCCAACGCTAGTCGCCGGAGTGCCAATGCCAACATAATACAAATATGATGCATTGCCACCGTTAAGGTAGCCTGTGGTGGTGGATGTAGCAGAAGAAGAAGTTTGGATGGTAAATACGCTAGTAGAAGTTACGGCAGTAACCGTGTAGTTGCCAGAAAAAGTGATACCACCAACGGTTGTGGACATAAGGACAGGGAATGTGGAGCCAATCGAATAACCATGATTGGAAAGCGTCACCGATACGGTAGACGAACCGCTAACCACAGAAAATTGAGGCAACACAGCAGTTGACGACGTTGTTGTGGCAAGCTTAGGGTTGCCAAGCGCGTCGGTAGCAATGATAGTGTAGTTATTTGCATCAAATGCATAGCACTGATACAAGCCAAAAAGAACCAGATTGCTGACGCTTATCTGCGTTTTGATAAAAACAGTATTATAGCTAGTCACATTTGAAGATGGGTCGTTGATGTTTACAACGCTACTGCCAGCCGTGGTGGATGCAGGATAGGTGGCAATGGCAGGACTATCGGAAAATGTCCTGGGCGTGATATTAGTAAGAGCGTTATTAAGAATTGTATTCAAAGATGACGTGCATCCAACGCCAAGATATTTGTTGCTGTTCACATCAGCCCAAGCCAAAAGAGCGCGGACAACGCTATCCATAGCCGTGGGATAGAACTTCCCCCAGCCGCCCAGTTTCTGCGGCAGCGCGACGCCTTTGTCATCAACCATAAACCGAATAAGCTGAGACTCTGAGATGCCAGCCTCATTCAGCGCCGGAGTGCGGTTCTGATTGACGGTCGGGAGAAGCTTCAGGGATGCGTGCGGCATACCTTACCTCCCTGGTGTGGCTACAACGGCCGGGCTCATCGAAGACCACCCGCCAGCCTGGAACTTCTTTCGGAACTCCTCAACCGTCGCGCTCTTGACGAGAGCCTGATACTGGCTTTCGTAAGACACGGCCATGGACGGATCGTCGCTTTGGCGACCAAAATTCCTCTGATACGCAGAGATATACACCATGCTGGCCATAATAAACAAACTTGGCAGATTTTGACTAATAAATGTCGTGGAGACAGTAGCCGAGAGCGAAGGCGGGCGATACGTCCCAATAATCTCCAAAGTATATGGGCCATCAGGAAATGGCGCGATCAGAAAAGTATTAAGTGTCTGGGTTGTCGGCGTTGTGCCTGTGCTGCTCTGGCTTTGAGGCGCAAAGTAGCTGGGCGTAGCCGTGTAGGTTGCACTTGGATAATTGATGTTGATAAACTCTTTTGTCGTCGGCAGCAGGGGAACGCGCGTCCCGGAGTCAGGCAGCACGGTCCCGTAGGGAGTGATGGCGTTAATTTCCTGGACGGTCACGAACTGAGGGAACGTCACCGACCGAGTGCCAGTCGGGATCGTCTGCGTGGCCGTCGTCACGGTCGCCAGGAGGTCTAAGTCCTTGTAAATCCTCAGTTCGGCATAATCAATCATCGCCGGCAGGATGGCCAGGAAGTTGGGATCAGTCGGGGAGACGACAGCCATCTCAGCGATCTGGGTTTGATAGCTCGAATAAGTCAAGCCGGTCGTCATCTACTAAACCCCGATCACGTCAGCGCGCCGATTGTGCGCATATTTACTCGATAACTTCAAGGGTCCGATCATTGCTTACCGCGACAGAGGCGCGGACTTTCCTGTTTTGAATGATGCAGCCATTGCTGGCTGTATGGTTCATAGACGTGTTATCGCCATGGATTAGAAAACCATCGCGACCAAAAGTGTTTGTCCCCTTCATGGGCGTAAGCCGCATTGTCATAGGGCCTGCCTTGGGATGCGTGAACGCAACGCCAATACTATAAAAGCCACGAGGGATAGGACCAATGTTTGGAATATTTTGGGCTGCTGGGTTATTGACCCCATCGCCAAACCCAGCATAACCAGAACCAACAGGCTTGCCATTATAAGACAGATTGCCAGTCTTTTGCGAGTATTTCCACGTCACTTGGATACCCCCTTGACCTTCTCGATGGTGCGAGATGCGCTATAGCCAAGGAAACAGAAGCCAAACATCTGCCACATGGTCTCAGGAATGGCCGCAAGCCACTTTTGAAAACCAATGGCAATCAGGTCAGCATGCTTAGGGGTGATGCCATACAGAATGCCCATAGGGATGCTGCCAAGCATAAGGATATACATGACATACATGAAGCTAGGGCGCGCGCGAGAGGTCCACTTATCGGATGAATTAGCCTCCGCAAGCATGACGCTCATCTGCTGCTGAAGGGCTGATAGAGCCGCGTCGGCATTTGCCTTAATAATCATAGCCTGCGCAGCGGCCTCATCCGTAGGATTTGGCCAAATCTTATTGATGGCGCTATCAATCAGTTTTGAAGCATTAGAGATAGCGTCATCAATGCCAATAGCCATCACTTATCCGCCTTTCTTTGTTCAAGGGCGTCTAACTTATCAAAAATCTTAGAACACAACTCCTTAATCTCTTTAAGGGAGTCGGAATACTCTTCCTTTGGCACATACTTTGATGGCAAGTCAATCTCAATCTGATGGATATCCCTTTGAAGCTGCTTTACAGCACCCCACAACTCCCTAGCAAACCAGCCAATAACAGATAGGATGGCTCCGCCCGCAAGATTGATGATAGATTGAGTGTCCAAAATTGCCACCTAAACTTCTTAAACTTACCACTCTACTACCATGCAGTAGCCATCGCCGCCATTGCCGCCGGCACCAGGAGAGAAGCCTGTTAATGCAGAACCACCACCCCCTCCGCCTCCCCCAAAAGCGCCAGTGCCGCCAGCAGAACCATTTGCCGCCGCAAAGCAATCCCCGCCATTACCGGCAACAGGTAGAACTGGAAACTCATTTGATGCTAATGCATTGGAGCCCCTAGACAAACTGCCTGTAGTTGTCGCAACGCCAGCATTGTATCCACGACCACTTGCGCCGCCGCCCGGTCCGCCAACAGTAAAACCACCAAAGTTTGGAACTCCGACTGATGTGCAACCCGCTCCACCAGCGCCATAATAAATGACGTTGTTCTGATATCCTCCAGTGGCGCCAGAACCGCCACCGCCTTCCGCCTGCAACCCGCCCCCTGTGCCACCAGTGCCTGCGGTAGCATTGCCGCCGGCACTATTGCCACCGCCACCACCGCCCCCCGAGGCTGTAGCGGAGCCAGCAGAACCCCCGCCACCTGCTGGGGCGCTGATTGTGATCGTGCCTGTAAATGAACTAAGGTTGCCTTGCGCTCCATTTGCTCCGCTGGTGGCACCGCCAGTGCCGCCCGCGCCGATTACCACGGTTGCAGACGAGCCTAGTTGAGAAATTGGGCCAATCCATCGGCGGCAAGAGGCGCCTCCACCCCCGCCGCCACCTGATCCGCTAGTGCCTGTGGCAGTTAAAAAACCTGCGCCACCACCACCGCCGCCGCCGACCAAAAAGACCATAGCCATCGTGCTTGAACTAAGAGCAGTCCAAGTTCCATTAGATGTAAATGCCGTAACAGTTGGCAATCTTGCCAAAGTGCCAGAAGTAGGCAAAGTGACATTGGTAGACCCTGTAAGAGTCAGAGTCCCGGAGAAAGCTCCAACCGTAGCCAGCGTCCCGCCATCAGCAATAGATAACGTGGCAGACGTAGCAGGCGCCGTAATCGTGACCTTATTGATTGACGTAGCGGTCGCAGCGCCAATATTAGGAGTTGTCAGGGATGGGCTTGTCGAGAGAACTACGCTACCAGAGCCAGTGCTAGTTGTAACGCCAGTTCCACCAGAACCTACAGAAAGTGTGCCGCCAAGAGTTACGGCGCCAGTAGTAGGCACCGATGGCGTTAGGCCCGTGGCGCCAGCACTGAACGAAGAAACAGTGCTTGGTGCGGTTGCAATTGCATATTGGGCAATCTTGGACACAGTCGTCTGCACAGATGTGCCCGACTGGACAGCCTCCAGGGCCTCAGTGCCGTTAAGGGCTATCGCTACCGGGAGGTTGGGGATTTGAACATTGCTCACGATAGAGACCCCGTCTTAGGCACCGACGTATTATCATACGGAAGGCCCGGATTGCTATTCCCAGGTGCATTAGGGTCCGTGCCCGGCTGGGTATTCGTGCCCCCAGGCGCTTCGCCAGTCTGCTGCGTCACCCGGTTACCATCAGACTGAGTGACGCGGTTGTTGCCGCCGATGATGGGCAGGCCGGTCGTAGGATCGACGCTATTCTGGCCAGAGGTCGCGCGATTGTTGGTCTCCGCATTGACAAAATACTCAATGCGAGGATTCTGAATCGGCACAGGATCGGCAGGAATGACAATAGCACGCAACTGCTGCTGCGGCTCATCGTAGCAGGAATTGCACACAAGCATTCGCCTGTTTACAAGCGACGCACCGGACCAATCAAACTGCCACTTTAGATTTACGTGGTTGTATCTAAAACCGCATCGGTCGCAAATAGCATGCGCCTGCGGGGAACTTGCGCTAGTCCTGGCCCTACCTGATCGAGACGCATACGCCATAACGTCTCCTTACGGCCTGTAATAGCCTGCAAGCTGAGGGGAAATGTATTGCTGGGCAGTTTCTACGTTTTGATCCGCCGCAATACGGTAAGACTCATCCGCCTGAGCCTTAAGCCCAGGCGCCATAGGCGGATTCCAAATCTTAGCCAAACGAAACGCCAAACCATCACCAAAGGCTTCAAGCCAAAGGTAGGGAATATCGAGCGTCTGACCGTTTGTAAAGTTAGCATCCTCGATGCGGCGCACTCGATAGTATTTAAGATACTGCGCGCTGCTGCCATCAGGGACAGGCCAAAGAGTGACACTAGGGGAAATCAACCTATCAAGCCAATATACCGTCGTAAACCCCTGCTGCTCCTTATTGGGATACGTGGAGTATTCAGACCGGCTAATAGGCAGGATAATGCGGTCGGTAGATGTTGAACCGCTGACGGTGGTCATATACGCATCAAGAATAATAACCGTGCTTTGGTCGACCGGATAAACCGATTGTCCCTGCACAAGCGGCACCGTCACAAGGTCAACCTTCCACAGGTTGACGCCCTGGTTAGCCCAGCGCGCCAGCATGAGGTTGGTTGCCATCTTCGCAGACTGCATATGCTCCTGAAGGAGCGCAGTGTTGCGAACGCCAGCAACATTGAACGCATACAGGACCAACTCGCCAAGCGATGGATTGAATGCGTATGTGCCGGAAGACGACATATCAGGCTCCTACGGCGCAGACAGCGAGTTGATATACTCAGACTCACGCATGACGCGGGTGCCTTCCGGCGGAGTCCATTCAGTCTCGCCATCCCACAGACAGATGTTCACTACGGTCCCCGCAGGAATCACTACCTCTCGCGGGCCAAGCTGCGGATCAAACTCTTGCCGCGTTTCGTCAGCAAGAGAAATGATAACCCAACGATCTACTTCAGCCATCTTAATACTCCACAATGATTACGACGCCCAGAGAACCAGCGCCGCCATTACCCCCGACAAATCCGCCAGTGCTATTGCCTGCGCCACCTCCACCTCCGCCGCCACCACCAACGCCCGCACCACCTGCGCCGCCGTTAGCGCCTGTAGCTGAGCCGCCGCCGGTTCCACCGCTACCGCCGGGGTTAATCATGACAGGGATTGCCCCCGCGATCCCGTTGGAGCCATTACCTCCGCCCGCCGTTCCTCCGGGCTGATTGAACGTAACGCCGTCTGTAGTCCCGGGAATCATACCCCCACCAGCAATGCTGCCAGCGGTTTGCGCTCCAGGAACTGTAAACCCGCCACCAGAAGCGCCACCTACTGAACCTCCAGCCAGGTTATTGCCTGACAAGGACGCAACGCCAGCCGCAGATGTTCCTCCACCAGCAGCCCCGAAAAATGTTGCGGGCGCGCCACCGCCCGCAACGCCAGTTCCGCCGTTCGGCGCACCAGAAACCCCACCGGAGCCGCCTACGGTTGTGCCAAAATTTCCTAATCCTGTTCCCGGCCCATTGCCACCACCACCGCCACTGGTTGCGCCAGCCGATCCAGGACCACCGCCGCCTCCGCCTCCAGCATACGCATACGTGCCAAACTGAGACGAGCCTCCGCGCCCGCCCTGGCCTGCCAGCGAACCACCAGTAGGTGTTACACCAGACGTTCCACCAACACCCGCTACTCCAACAGTAACGGCAACGGTGGCTGTAATATCCGACGCACGGAACGTGTTGCCGTTCCAACCACCAGCGCCGCCGCCACCTCCGCCTGACCCCCCACCTACAGCAGCATAGGTGCCGCCAAAGCCTCCACCACCGCCGCCACCAACAACAAGAACCTGAACCGTCTTTGTATTCGGGTTCTTCGTCCAAGTGCCGTTAGCTGTAAACGTCGTAGTGATTGGCGCAATAGCGCCGGAGGTAGCTACTGCACGAACAGCCATTACACGCCATCCCCTGCCATGACATAGACAATAGCAGTTCCGGTCTGAGTGATACCGGTGAAATACGAATTAAATGGGACGGTAAATACCTCAATCACCCCAGGCAGCAGAACAATAGCAGGACTGCCAGTGGTGGTGATTGTAGTAGAGGAAACTGTCTGAGACTGGCTTACGGTATACGTTCCCGTGCTACCCGTCGTTCCCGTAAGCTGAGAAACAATCTGCGTGCCAGACACAACGCCAGTGCCGCTAATAAGTTGATTAGGGAAAAGCGTCCCCGAACCAACAACAGAAACCGTCATGGTAGTGCCGGAGATGCTAGCCGTGATGCTGGCAGCAACAGGAACAACCGCGTTTGTCTTCGCCACAGCAGCGTTAATGCTGAAGCCCATAAACACAGGGGTTGTGCCAGCATTTAGAACGCGAATGTTCCTGACGCCCGCAGAGATGGTAAGCAAATTCGGAACCTGAATAGCATCAGGAGCCGATGTGGCGGCAGTAAATGGAACTGTCAGACCAATTGGGAAAAAGGGCGTTAGGTCCATTTCATCACCTCAAGATAGACTTACAGCAAAATATCTGTCGCAGCCGCCATTGGCAGAATTGATCGTGATAGAGATACGCAGCGCTACTTGGCCTTCTTAGTATGACCGGCGCGCGCCGCAGTGATGTTATCTACCATATTAGGGTAGGGACGGCCAGAGGCGCGGGCATGAGCCTTGGCGGCCTTCACCCCTTCACGGTTCAAGTGCTTATGCACCGCATCCTTGGGGGCTGCCGTTTCCCAAAATTCCTTGTGCTTCTTCATCACGGACAATCCCACTTGCGAAGAGACTTATTGATTCGGCTATCGGGGTCGTGGGCAGTCTTTGCGCCAGTCAGGTGCTTCTTCATGCCTTCCATCCGCGCACAGAATGAGCGGCGGCGGGCGGCAGAAAGCTCGCTATGCTGCGCTTCCTCACGAGAAACAGGGCGCTTGATGTTGCGCCCCTCAGCCCTCAAAGAAGCCCTACCCTTCTCATTGAGGCCGCCGGAAGGGTTCTTGCCCTCCCTACGAGTCCAAGCACCAGCCATTGCAGCCTCCAGAGAGAGACGGGGGCTTTCGCCCCCGCTGTCCTTAGTCGATGTCCATGTCCTTGTGCCCGTGCGGCAGAGTGCCCTTGTGGGCGCTGCTGAGCGGGGAGGAGTCAGAACCAGACTTAGCGCGACCGCCAGCCTTGCGGGGCTTGCGACCGGCGTGGTGATGCGCAGCAGCGCCGTGGACGGCGCCAATGTGCTTCACGTGGCCCATGTGGTGGTGCATGACGTGACCGCCGTGCTTCCGCTTGGTGCGACCGCCATGCTTCTTGGCCTTAGCCTCACCCAGAACGTTGCTCTTGTTCGTGTAGTCCATGCTGTCGAGATCAAGGTCTTGCTTATACTCAGCAACGCCCTTCATATTCTCGCCAGCAAGGCCGCCTTCAGCAAAGTGACCCTTGTGCGCGGCGTGCTTGCCGTGATGATGCGCCTTATGACCCTTCATGGCCGATCTCCTCAGAACGCGCTGAATTGGGTGGCGCCGAAAAGACCGGCGATGGACCCAACATTGTAAAGTTGCGGTGACTGGCGGATGATCAAGCGGTTTGCGCCAGTGGAAGATGCAGACTGCAAGGTATAGGTGCCTCGCACATCGCCAGTAGTGGTGGACGGAGTGGTCTGCACCGAAGCCGTGTAGCCCGTGGCCGCCGTAACCAACGTCGTCGCCGTCAGTGAGGCTGCGTAGTTCACCAGAATGTCACCAAAGAAATCAGACCGGATCGGCAAGCCGATAATGTCTGTGGTGCCAACCGAGTAAGCGTGCGTTGTATCGGCCGTGCCGCCGCTAAGAACGACAGAACGAATATACTTAAACGCCTTCTTGCCGTTCACAGTGGATGCGGCAGTGATAGTAATGGCTTCCGTCATCGGGAAACCATATACATCGTAGCCGTTCACGGTGGCGGTGGTGTAGGTCGCGGCGGCAGCAGCAGTGATGCTGACAGCGCGACCCAGGATAGCCATGGGATTCCACAGAGTCAGGCCGCCATTGCTGCCAAAGTCGATGCCCGAGGCCAGCGTGGCGCCCGAAAGAGACGCCGTGATGGTGCCGGAGCCAATCGTCTGCGAAGTGCTGACGATATAGGTGCCGACATAGCCAACGCCCGTGCCGTAGCCCACCACAGTCACACCAGAGGCCAAGGTGCCCGTGCCGCCGGCAGTCAATAGCGTCATGCCAATGCAAATCGGCCCGGCGCTATTGGCTGTCACGGTCATCACCGTGCCAGCAATGCTAGCGGTGAAAGACGCATAGGTGTCGATACCCACAAGCC